AAAGTACAGTACAAATATCTGTTTTATTACCTTTACTTATATGTACTTCTACTGATTCACCATCAAAACAAACTTGATGTAAGTTCCACATAATTTGGTCAAAACATTTACTGTTTTTAAGTATGTAAGTATGACTGGCAAAAACACTTACTGCCCAACCATCTTTTATTGATTTTTTTACTAATTCTTCAGTAGCAGATTTAATCATCTTACTACTGCTTTCCCATTTATATTTTGTTGTTATCATTTATTTCTCCTCATTATTATTATTAATCTTGGTTTAACCAGTAAGATTGTTCTATTTTGACACACTCTGTATCATCATAATCTGCTACTTCGTGACCATCAGTCCACCCAGTAGCTTCTCTAGTCCAAAAAACATCATTTACATAAGTGTTCATATACCCATTAAAAACCTCTTTAATATGTCTTGCACTTCCTATGCGATAAACTAAGGAAGCTAAATCAGAAGTATATTCATTTACACCACACTTAATTAAAATTTTCGGATTATGTTCCTCAAGATAGCTTTTGATTTCTTTTACAGATAAATTCCATTTTTCTTTCATTATTTTCTCCTCATTATTATTAATAGGAAAGTGCTATTAAGCACTCTCCTTGTTTTCTTTGTTGTTTAAAACCTGAACTACATTAATATAATTATTTTGCAACTCATCATATTTATAATATTCAATATAATTATCTTTATATTTTTGAATAATTTTATCTCTTTTAGAAAGTAGTCTTAAAGCTATTTCGTGTCGTTCTTCTAGTATCTCCACTTCTCTATTTAATCTTTCTATTCTACGCATAGCCCAATCTAATTTATCTAATTTATTTTGAATTTTAATAGTCATTATTATCTCCTTATTATTATTAGTAGGAAAGTGCAATTAAGCACTCTCCTTTATTTTTACTAAAGTTCTGTAATGAATACATTGAATGTTATATCCACCAGCAACTATAGTATCTATGTTAATAAATACTTCGCCATCATTTGTATATACTTTATAAGAGCCATTAAAACCATCAGAGGTATATTTAACTGAAGAATCTATAATTTCCTTAACTCCCATTCTTTCAAGCTTTAAAGTAATCTTGTCATTTCTTGCTTTTAAAACTTTTGCCACATCTTTAAGAGCCAACTCTTTTACTTCTGATAATGCAATATGCTCTAATTTTCTAAAAAGAGTTACTCCACCAGATACTTGATGAAGTCTGTCCCAATACTCATAACCACTTAATTTTTTAGCTTCTTCAGTAGTTCTAAAATTTCTTAAAGCTTGGTGTCTTTCTTCATAATATTTAACCATTCTATTTGTATAAATAGTATCAGTTGGTGCAAGAGCCTTGCTTATTTTTTCTTCTAATATTTCTATTGTTGTCTTCATTTTATCCTCATTATTATTATTATTAAATATCTTCATTATTAAAACCTAGCAAACAAATTAGGTTATTGCAACACCTATTTATAAAATAATTTATTTTTTTTATACTGTTGTATATTTGCAACTTTGCTAGTATAATTGTATTTCTGGGTTTTGATTACTCCTCAATATTCTCATTATTAGAAAACCCAGATTCATAATAATAAACCTATACCCTAGCCGATTAAAGCTAGGGTATTTCTTTAGGGAGGGGTAGTTTGTGTTAGGAAAGCCTTAAAAGCTTCTGCTTCGCCTTTAAAACTCTTTTATTGCGTGTTTTATTTCGTTTTCTTTTTCTGTTAATAGGTCTTTTATCTATTAATTCAGATATGGTTGCGGTTGTAGTGAAACCAGTCATTTTCCAACTGACCTCATTGCTCTGGTGTGAGCAGTTTTAAAAGTTGCACCTTTTCGCATTGCATTAGCCATTGAACGCATATGTTTTAAACTATGGTGTCTTGCGTGTTTGTTCATAGTTTTTTTTTGTCTAGGTGTCAGGTCTTTTGTAAACTTTTTAATAGATGCAACTTTAACCATTATCTTTTCTTTTTATTCATTTTAGTTTTTTTCTTCTTCTTTCCTTTTTTCTTCATTCCTTTAGAATGTGTTCCTTTCCCATAATGATAAGGCATAATAATCTCCTAGTGTTGTATTATTGAATGTATTGTTATTAGAATAGCAAAAACTATAATAATTTTCACCCACATTTTATAATTTTCTATTTTGTTCCAAAGTTTTTTAATTTTGTTTTTCATACCAACCTCCTTAGTTTTAGGTTTGTTTTTTTGTTTTTTCATAAGTTTCTCCCTTTTATTTTCTAAATTTTTTTGTAATCCACATTACAACCGCATACACAACTATTGCATAAACAGTAGCAATAAGTATGTCTACTGGGTGTTCTCTCATATCATAGATAAATTGAATACCAACTTCTAAATCACTTTTACCACCACTATTTTCAGTAATGTTAATTGTTTTTCCTTGAAAATTATCTAATGCTCCATCTTCAAAAATTATATCTGCATCTGGATATTCTTCTATTTCTGGATTATGAACTGTTTGATTTATCTCTGTCATTGTTTACCCAATTATGTATCTTTGACCAAGCATTGTCTGTACCAGCTAATTCTTCTTCTGGTATATCCTCTGTATTTTTTTCTATAAATTGTTTTTGCTTTTTATTTTTTTCTAAATCTTTTTCTTTTATTTTTTTGCTCCGTTTATTTTGGTATCTACTTTTTTGTACTTGTCAAAACTGCGTAATCCTGAAATTCCTAGCATTCCAAGCAAAAGAGGCATCATAACACTCATATCAGCTTGAGGAATAACAATACCAAATCCAGCGCAAATTGGTGAAATCATAAAGTTGATACCTAAAGACATAGCGCAAATCCACCCACACAAAGGTCTCCAGCTTGACTGAAACCAGTTCCCTTTAGCTTCTTCGGTGTTAAGTTTTATTTGAGCCAATGCAAGTTCTTGACTATGTTTTTCTGCCATAGTGCTTATTTCGTGAGCCAATTCCATTTGTTTTGTTTTATCTTTTACAAATTTACCAATTAATTTTGTAGCTGGTGCTATAAGTGCTGTAATTGCCATTATTTCATTTCCTTATATTGTTTTCCGTTAAAAGTTAAATATTTTTTTCTGTTACTTTCTAAACTGTAAGATATATGAACCCAGCCAGAAGTAGGCTCACCTTCTTTGTAAAACTCTAAAATAATCTGGTCAAAAGTTAAATGAACACTACACCAGTTTGCTAAATCTAAATTGCTAATAGTAGGAACTTCAATATCTACTGCTTGACCTTTACAATGTTGGCTCGTAGGTTTTGATTTTAGAAGTTGATTCAATTCTGGCGACCTATACCCAGAGTTAGGACTAAATGGTATTCCAAAATTATCTCTTATAGGTTGTAAAATATTATTTGATACAGCTATTAAATTATTAATAATATTTTGTTCTGTAGGAATATTTATAATGTTGTGTCTAGTAGCAGTTTGACTTTTGCATAATTCAGCAAGTGTAAAATTTTTAGAAAGTTCCATTATTGAAAAACCTTTAATATCATAGCAATGAATTGACTAGCTACCATAAAACCAACAGTCCACAAAACATAGTTCAATCTTTTTACTTCTTTTTGTAAATGATAAATATGATTAGTTTCTAATTGTTCTATTTTATTATAAATATTTACAATATGCTCTTTCGTAGTTGTTGGTTCTATTTTTGCCATAGTATATCTTTCTTTGCTATCAACTTTAAAATATTATATGAGTATATCAATCTTTTTCTATTATCCAATCGTTTAATTGTTCTTTGTATTCTAAATATAATTGAGTATCAGTTAGTTCTCTACCTTCATTTACACACATTAACCACCATTTAGGATTGTAGACAAGGCAAGTGCCATCATCATATTCTAAATTATGAGCATAAACATTGTCTGTTATAGAAACAAAAAACTTTAAAGTAACTCCTACAGCTACCCCTACAAATGCTAAACTTACAATAGCAATAAGTCCATACTTTACATACTCCATAATCTCTTGTTGTTTTTTTAACTGTTTTGCTCTTGCTTCTTTTAAAGCTTGTTTTTTAGCATCTATTCTTTTTTTTCTTTCAGCTAAAATAAACCTCCAAGTTCCATGACCAAATCTGTGGTCAATTAGTTGAGATAGTTCATAAAGTTGTTCTTTGGCTATCTTTGCATCTATTACTTCCTGAGCCACATTTTCAACTGCAAAAACATCTACATTTGCTTTATCTCTTGCTTTGATAGCTTGTTGTTCTCCAGCCATAGCTTTGTCTATGTGTCCTAAAAGTTCGCCAATATCTTGTGCTGTACTAATATTTTGTTTTACGAAGTCTACACTTTTTTTTACTAGTGCTATACCAGTAAGTACTGCTGTTACTGGCTCTACCATTTATTTCAGACAGTCCAGTCGTCTATAGGTGCATTTCCAGTTGGGTTTCCATCATCATCTACTGGTGTTATAAAAAGTTTTTTAAATGCAGTCATTGTTTTACAAGCTGTAATTTTATCTTCTATAGTTTTGCAGTCTGTTCTGATTGCTGTTCTTGCTTCTGTAATTTTTTCAGGAATATCAACACCCTCAGTTTTTCTTATAACATACCAATCGGTTTCAGTTAATTTATTATAAGCTGTTTGTTTAATTTGATTAATCCATTTAGTCTTCAATCCATCAATAATTACTTGGTTTCCATC